AGGGAAGGATTACCTTCCCCACGGCCCGAGCTGGTACCATGTAAATGGTATATACAGATCGGGAACTTCTCGGAAGTCAAACCTTTCTCTTAGCGGCAGCTCATTTCCGGTCTCGCGAACGGTGTGAGTTGACGCAGTGAGAAGGTGACGGCTATTGGAAAGGAGAGTTATTGCGCGGGGGGCAAATCCCCTCACATTCCAACCGCACCATCCACGATCCGATATCCTCGGATTTGCTTCATCAAAATTCGCGAGCAGCCCGTTGCCCTCGAAGCCACCAATAAAGTTACGACGAAAGTCGTAGCCTAGGGGGACTTTGAAGGCGCGTAGCTCCCTCGGGATCTTCGACAAGCAAAACTCATAGGCTGTCTTGAGATCGCTATGACAGAACTGGCGCTCACCCCATTCATGGGACAAGCGTCTGATCTGATTAGCGAGAACAATCCAGTCAATGGGTCGTAGTGGTACCTCTTTGAGGTACACAGGTCTGACGTTGAAGCCCTGAAACCAATCCATTCCGCAGGATTCCCGAAAGGGACCCTCAGAATAGGATTTGGTTTTGTTGACTAAAAACCCGACTGACTCAAGCGTTTTGACGACTTCATCGTAAGCCCCTGAAGGGATCACGATGTCATCTCCAAAGACGTTAACCCAGAACGGATTATAGCCCAGGTTTTCAACAACCGCCGAAGACAAAGCCCAGAAGATCAGGCTCTCAAGGTCGAAAGTGGCACCGTTACCCATACTAGAAAACTTCTGATAGCGAATCAATTCGCCGTCAAGAGTTCCCTGATGTGAACGGACACTGTCGAGCCAAGAGAACCAGTCCTCTGGCAAGAGATCTCGCACTAGTTCCCGGCAAATTGTGTCGGAAGCTCCTTCGAGATCAATTGTAGCCAAAGAGTTATCTAGGGAGCCTAAACGAGCCAGACGCTGGTTAAGCGACTGATCGTTTAGATCAACCTGCGCTCGAAGTCTCATGCGTTTCCGAATCATACGGCCTAAGCCGTTTTGAAAGAAAACGTTAACATGAGGTTCGATCGCGATAACCCGATGGGTTTTAGCTGTCTTCGGAACGAAGGCGATCTTGTTTCCCTTCACTAAGGGCATCATCGGATTAACGATAGTGCCATAGTCAGCGTCTGCGAGCAGAGCTGACCAGGAAGGGAACAAGGGCATGAGTAAACGTGCCCTTGCCAAGAACTCCCCGGTCACATGCGGCGTAGAAGAAAACTTCTGCGCAGCATCGACCAGCAGGCCCTTGCAACTACTTGTTGAACCAGGACCCCACCTCGAAAGGCGTAGCAATTCATCGACGTCGAACGAACCAAGTACACGAGAGATTTTTCTCTGCGCCATAAACAAAATGGTTTGCAGGGAGGGATCAACAGATCCGTCCTCTCTTAGTGCTCTGATTCTACGATTCGATTCCTTGCAACGATCTTCGTAGGATAGAAACTTCTCTTTGGCGACTTTCCGCGGATCTCCAGAGGAAAAACCTCGGAATTTCTTTAGAAAGTTCGCTAAGAGAGCATCTCTCCTATAGGTGTGATGATTCGACGACCTTACAGTGTACTCAGGAGGAGGAGCAGAAAAATCAACCTCACGGTTGACAGTTAGCTCGCCCTTTGGGAACAACTTGTAGAGACGACGAACATCAGAGAGAGCGTTATCGCGGCTGGTCTTCTGTCGAAGAAGACTGTCCAGCTGGTGGCGGTGTAGAACTGCCATTATGTCGAGAGCCTTTCTCCAGTAGGTTAAAACCTAGGAAGAGAAGAATCACCACCAAGAAGGCGGCGACGAGGAAACGAATGATATCCATAGGATACATTCACGAATTACCGAGGTTCTGATCAGGGGGACTATCTAGGTCCCAATGAACGTTACCACGGAGATTCGAGATCCTCGACAGCCGTAATCAAGGTTGCGTGAACCATGAGGCTTTTGACATACGCGCGCAGATCCTGACGCACAGCTTTCGAAGAGCGTTCCGGGAGGATCCACTCCGACCGGAATTGGCACTTGTAGCTGGTCGTCGGCGCTGGCGCGATTCCAGTGACGGTCGAGTTCGACACCGTCTCGAGCACAGGCACAGTGATCACCACGCCCAGTCGGTAATTCCGATTGGTCTTGGTGGGTCGCCGTGTCGCGAACGAGATGGTGGGGAAGCCGGCAGGGATACCGCCCGAACGGTCCTCATAACCGATCATCGACACACCGGGAACGTTACCGTCCCCAGACATCGGTGAGAAGTTGTGAGCGACGGGGGTTGTTTGCCCGTCATTGAGAGCAATGATGGCACGTGCGGCCATAAACTACCTTTTAAAGGCTTGAGTTAGCAGAGATATGCCCGAAAGGACACGTCTTATGCCAAGGTGTGGATCAAAGACCGGAAGATCGTTTCTCGGGAACGTCAAGAGTATTCGTCGTTTTTTGTCAATGCTGACAAAATCACGAACTGAACCACTCATTGTCGAGCTCGATGACGACCTAGGGTTATTAGTCCACGTCGTGTAGAAAGAACGAGTTTTCGACGTTGACTCGTAACCACTCTTAAAAGAGAGGCCAAGAGTCGCGTCTAGGCGTCTCAGATAATCACCGACTGGTGCGATCCAGTCCACAACAAAACTATATGGGAGTAACGCCCAAGCTAGATTGAGGGGATTAGTCAAACCAGTTGAAGCGAAAGTCTGGGCCAGCTCGTTTTCCATTGCGTATTCGACACTCACACGTGCGGACCTTTCGATAGTGCCTAAAGCAAATTCATGTGCTCCGAATCCATCGGAATCGGAGACATAAAGAAGCTTATCGACATATCGATCGGTGCGCTTAGCAGATTTGGTAATCTTGAGAGGTCTGTTTTTTACAACAGACTTTGCAAGAAGCTCCATACTGCCGTGAATGTCCATTAGCAACGGACGCCATCCGTAAGAATACTCAAGCCAATGATTCGAAAGATTACGAGGTGTGGGCCAACTGTCACGCCAGAAACTGGCTTTGACAAGTCTCCCACGATTTTGAATATCGTAATTTTTCAAAAGGTCAGCGGCATGCGCAAACTTACCTTTCCGGACAGCCAAGACGGCGGAAGTCAAACGATTGACTGACTTAACAAGCATATTGACCGTCTGATGACGTTCAGCGAATGCCTGCCCGAGGTTCACAGATTGGTCCTGGAGAGCATCCAGAACTTTTCCGCGAGCTTCAGACAGAAGTTCGTCGACGTTTTTATCAGGCCAATTCTCGTTAGGAAAGCCAGGAACGTGTGACAAGACGTACCCTTCATACCCGATCCAGG